CCGATGCCGCTGGGCCACCCGAAAGTGGATGGCAAGCACGTTTCGGCGCGCGATGTTCAGGCGGTGAATGAGTACCACGTCGGGGCCTGGCTGCAGAACGTCAGCCACAAAGACGGGAAAGTGACTGGTGACATGTACGTCAATCGCCAGTACGCCGAGTCGAGCGAGAAGGGCAAACGACTGATTAACCGCCTGGATGAGATGCTGGCCGGTACCAACTCGGACCCGATCCATATCTCTACCGGCCTGCTTTATTCCGGTATCGCGGCGAACGGTGAGTCGAAGGGCAAAAAGTACAACGAGATCGCCACCAACATGATGTTTGACCATGTGGCGGTGCTGCTTGATGAGCCAGGAGCAGGAACGCCGAACGAAGGCGTTGGCATCTTCGTTAATGCCGACGGCGACGAGGTTGAAATCGAAGTCGTAAATCTCGCTGATTCCGACAATCCCGACCCACAAGACCCATCACTTAAATCATTTTTCAACCAGCTAAAGGCGTTATTCAGCGCCAACAGCGATTCAACCCAGAAGGAAACAGACCCGATGAAAGATCTCATCGTTAATGCGCTGAAGGCCAAAGGCAAATCGGTTGACGGCAAAACCGATGCCGAACTGATGGACGCATACAACCAGATGCTGGCAGAAAACGCCGAAACAAAAACCGAAACCCCCGAAGAGAAGGCGGACCGTGAAAAGGCGGAGAGAGAAGAGCGTGAGCGCGCCAGTAACCAGGCCGAAGCTCCAGCATGGTTCAAACCATTCGCTGACGACCTGGCCGCCGTTAAGTCCGGTCTCACTGCTAACGCCGATCAGGAGCGTATTTCAATGCGCACTGCGGTAAAAGCCAAATTCGGCATGACCGATCTGGCAGTTAACGCGCTGGACGGCGAACCGCTGAAAGAGCTGTTTGCTCAATGCCAGACCTCAACCGGCCTGAATGGTGCATTCCGCCAGGTCAATTCCAATGAATCAGTCAGCGAAATGCCGGAGTAAAAAATGGCTAAAGATGGAAAACACGTAATTCACGCCGGTGGCGTATTCCCTAATCCGCTCCTCAATCGAGAAGGTATGGCGTCAACAGCCTTCAAACCGGGGGCTGTCGGTATCTTCCTTGCTGGCATCTTCCAGCCAGCATCCGCCGTGACGGAAACTGCGATCCCATACGTTGCAAACTTCGATTATCTCCGCTGCAAAACGGTAGATGACGAGTATGCATCCAGCGATCTGGTTGTAGCTATCCAGCCACTTCCTGGCATGTTCCTGAATGTTCGTGCAGCGGCAGGCACGTATGAAAAAGGCGAGCCGCTGACGGTGCTGAATGGGCAGGTGAAAGCCGCTACCACAACCGGCGATACCCCGGACGTCGTTTTCGCTTATTGCGAAGAGGACAAATCAACAACTGTGGCAGCAGGCGATCTGCTTCGCGTCGTATTCAAGTAAGGAGTCACTGAATGTTTGCATTTTCCGTTAAGAAGGCGACCGAAACAGGAAACCTTGAGGCCAACCAGGCTCAATTCCGAGAGTTGGATGCCGCGCGTAATTCCAGTGCTCAGGCCGTGGCAGATATTCTGGCACGAGCAACTATGGGTGAGTTCGGCAAGTTGGACGCAGTTAATGCGGTCGATGACATTCGCCGTATGTACAAGGCTTATGACCAGACTGTACTGAAACAGTTTGAGCCGACTACTGAGTTCACTTTGCTGAACGACCTGATGCCGCTGTCTCGCTCTGTGCGCCTGGAAGAGTCAGTGTACGAATATGCACGTACTGGTGGTCGAGGCTGGGCGCATACATCAATGTCCGGTCAGATTGGTGCGGCGCTTGATGCTAAGTCCTACACCTTCGACGGCACAATGGTTCCAATCCACGACAGCGGCTTTAAGTTCAACTGGCGCGACCCTGTGTTCAACAAGGGCTCCGCACTGGCGTCTCTCGCTGATGCGCAGTCCGGGTCCGTTGACGATGTTCGTCGTCAATATGTCGATTACATCTGGGAAGGTTTCCGTGATGCGAATGGCAATTACATTCGTTATGACGATAAAACCTGGAAAGGGTTGCGTAACGACGAACGTGTTGCTCAGGTAACGCTGACCGTCGACTTCTCTACCAGTACCGATCCGAAAGCCATGCGTGCGGCAGCCATTGCTCTGCGTGACGTGATGAAAATCCAGAATCTGCAGTACGGCCAGCAGACCTGGTACGTATCCAGTGAAATCATGTCGAACTGGGAACAGTACTTCGATGTGAACTCGCTGCGCACCGTGCTGGAAGAGATTTCAAAACTGTCCGGCATTGATGCCATCAAAGAAGATGCTGAACTGTCCGGCAACGAAATCCTGATCGTGCCGCTGACTGCAGGTGTTGTTGCTCCGATTGTTGGTCAGGCTTTCGGCACCGTTGCCGATCCACGCCAGTTCTACAACTCCGATTATGTGTGGCGCACCTGGGGTGCTGCGGGCCTGATGGTCAAGCAGGACATCAACGGTCACTACTCTGTCATTCACGCATCAAGCTAAGGAAATAAAATGGCACTCGTAAAAGTTTTGGTAGCAAACCTTTTTGCCGGTGCCAGCCTTCAAAAGCTGGAGGCTGGACAGGTTTATGATGTAGATGATGCGGTCGCTGAAAAGTGGATCGGGCAAGGAAAGGCCGAGAAAACCACCGAGAAGAAAGGCGAAAAGCTAACCTTCGAAGTGGCCACTCCATCAGCGCCAGTGAATGCAGATTTAACCGGCATTCAGAAGCAACTAACTGAAGCTCTTGAGCAAGTGAAGTCGCTCACCGATGAAGCGGAAGCGAAAGATAAGGCCCACGCTGATGCTCTGGCAGCAGAGACGAAGCGAGCCGATGAAGCGGAAGCGGCACTGGCGGCGGCGAACAAAAAGGACAAGTAACCATGGCACTTCAAGAGTTTCAGAACCCAAATAAATCCCGTGAAGAGTGGGATAAGAAAATCGAAGGTAAATAGCTATGGCTGACCCAATCACGGCGGCGGACGTACAGCAGTTCCTCGGTGAATTGGGTTACGCCATTCCCGGCTCGCTGCTGGATCCGATTCTCTGTCTGGTGAACAAAATCATTCCCTGCCTCGAAGGTGCTGGTTATGACGACTGCACGTCAAAGCTGATCCTGATGTACGCAGCCGCGCTAATGGCTACGTCGTCCGGCGCACGTCGTATCAAATCGCAGGGCGCACCATCTGGCGCGTCACGCTCGTTTGATTACGGTGAGGATGGAGTGACCTGGCTGCGTGATTCACTGGCGCAACTGGATACGAGCGGGTGCACTGGCGAATTGCCGATTAGCGCGGGTGGCTCGGTGGGGCTGTTTCTCGTCGTGGGTGGCCGCTGATGTGGAAACTCATAACTGAAAGCCTGCCCAAGCCATTCGTGCGCGTCTGGGTGAAGACTGATACCGGGCGGGAAACCACCGGTTATCTGAAATCTGACGGTGAGTGGGTTATCAACTGCATGACCATTCGTGCTACGGGTGCGGTAGTGGTTAGCTGGAGGGATGGATAATGTCATCGGTAGCGAACTGGTCTTACACCGCCACTGCGACTATCTGGCGCAAGCTGGAAGGCAATGACGAATACGGCGACCCGCTGGGATATGCCGAGCCTGAGCAAATCCTCTGTGATTACGAGGGCGGGCTCAGCAAGAAGTTAGCCAGCCTGGGCGCTGAAATCGTCGTGAAGAATACCGTCTGGACGGAGTTCGCGCTGGCGGCCGCGGGTGATTACCTGCTGATTGGCGTTTCGACCGAAGTGGACCCGGTTGTCGCCGGTGCCGACGAGGTGCGGCAGGTTATCCGGTACGCCGACACGTTCGAGCGTGTGGCGGATGATTGGGCCATCCTGACGGGAGTGTAGTCATGGGAGCAAAAGTTAAAGGCATTCGCCAGGCGCGTAAAAACCTCAATGCACTCGTGGGCGATATTCAGGGGCGCATGGCTGTTAGGGCTATACAGTCAGCGTTGATTATAGGCGGGTCGCAGGCTGCTCTGTACACGCCAATCGATACTTCAACCCTCATAAACAGCCAATATCGAGATATCGAAGTCAACGGAACTCGTGTCACGGGTCGGGTTGGCTATTCTGCCAATTATGCGATTTATGTTCACGACCCGGATGTGCCCCAGACTTTCCGGCGCGCTACTGCGAAAAAAGAGTTCCTATCCAAAGGTTTTGAAGACACAAAGCGGCAAATTGATGCCGTGATAGCGAAGGAAATGTCTCTATGACTCCCCCAATGTACCAGCGAGTCAGAAACATGTTCGGAGATGCTGGGCTGACGACAGGGTTTTTGGTGCAACTGCTCGCATTTAACGACCCTGGTGACCTGACTAAGGCGGTAATGGTATTCAGGCCGAACGGTGGCACCAGTATTCGCAATGACCTGGGCAATGACAACTACGTTCTTGTCGACGTGATCGGCGCGAAGAATAAAATCCAGGATGCAGCACTGGCTACCCAGGCAATTGTCGATTACATCCAGGACAACCCGCACTCAGATGAGTGTGTCGGGAAAATCGAGAACATAGGGGCTATCCCGGCACCGGTTCAAACCGAAGAAGGTAGAATGGTGTTCAGGTTGCAGTTTGCGTGCATCTTCGGGGATTAATATCCAAATCATCAACACAAGGTCGCTATCTGGCGGCCTTTTTTTATGCATAAAAGAGGTCAAAGATGGCTAATTGCCAAAACTCCAACGAAAGGGTGTTCGGCTCGGCGACGGTGCTGGAGCTGGCCTACGGCTGCCCGGATGCGCGTCCGACAGAAGAAGACTGGAAGGCGCTGGGTGCCGGTACAAGCAAAGGCCTTGATTTCTCTCCGAACGCCGTGACATCTGATGCCGATGATACCGCTGGTTGGGTAGAGAACATCATCACCAATGCCGATGGAACCATCAGTTTTGATGGTGAAGTTCGTAAACACGACAAGCTCGATCAGTTTGGTTACGGGAATCTGGTTCAATATTTTGCTGATGAAATCAACGGGAAGCGACAGCCTACGCTGTGGGCGCGTATCTCCATCGGGCCAATTGAATTCTCCGGTTATATGGTCATCACGAGCCTTACTCCTGCGGATGGTGGCAGTAACGACATCATCACGTTCAGCGTTGAATTCAAAGTTTCCGACGGCACCACTGTTAAGGTCGTAAACACGGATGCAACACCCACAACTCCGCTGGCGTTCTCAAAAAATCTACCAGCCACCAAAGCTGCCGATGCGGACAATGATGTTGTCCTCGATGTTGAAGCATCCGGCGGCAGGCCGACTTATGGTTATAAGTGGTACTTCGACAGCATTCTTATCGATCCAGTAATCAATCCGACGGCTGCAACAACGACCCTGGTCAACAGAGCCGTCACCACAGCGTCATCTGGTGATTATCGCTGTGAAGTTACTGACAGCGACGGCAACAAGATCACCTCTGTTGTGTGCGCTCTCACAGTGTCCGCATAACGGCTATTCCAAAGGGTAGCCATGGCCGCCCTTGATAATACTCGTTCACCGGAATGAACCATGACCCCATTACTTGAAATAGGCGAGGTTGGCTTGAGCACCAGTGATGAGGGTGGTTCCGATTACCTCCTTCGCCCGTCTTTCGAAGCCATGAATAGAATCGGATCACCGTCTGAGATAGTGCAGACATACGTAACAATCCATGGCAGCGATGCTCAGGAATTGATTCAACTCTGCGCGCCAGGTCAGCCAAGGTTTTCAGCATGGCTCTCAGGGTCAATGAACCGTGTTGCGGAAAGAATACTCACTCAGGCAATGCATGTGCTCCAGGCGTGCTGTGAGGATGACCTTACCCCGATAATCGGCGAGTGGAAAGGGTGGCGGCATTGTGTCGTGTACCGTCCAGGGCAGATGCCAAAGAGTGACATAATCTTCATCGCCCAGAGCCTTCTACAGCATGGAATCATCGGTAAGGCGAAAGTGCGCAGACTCCAGCGCAATGAATCGAAAGAGACAACATCTGAATTCCGTCCATTTGACTACATCAGTGCGGCACGGGGTCATTTCTCTATAAGCCGGGAAGAAGCCAGCCGACTGACAATGACAGAGTTCCAGATCATGCTCGCGCAAAAATACCCTGAGCAGAAAGGATTTACCAAAGAAGAGTACGACGCTGTGACGGATGATTTTCTCACTAAACAGAAGGCGAGAAGGGCCGCGGCGAAAAATATACAACCCGCCCGCCGGGCATCGTTATAACGGAGTGACTTATGGCGAGCGATCAGCAAGTCGGTAATATCGTTTATCAGGTTCAAATGGATGTCGCTGAGCTTATTGAAGCTCAGAAAAAAGTTAACGACAGACTTGAACAGATGAATGGTAAGTTTAATCAGTCATCACAGTCGGCCGGGAGATTTGAAGGTGCTCTGAACAAGGTCGGAGTGGCTATTGCTGCCGCCTTCACGGTTGAAACTGCCAAGCGCCTGCTTGCGATCAGTGACGAAATGAACATTCTTCAGGCGCGTATTACGCGTCTGAGCCCAAGTGTTGAAGCCGCTAAGGAAACGATGTCCTCCCTTGCGGATATCGCATCAAAGACTGGCGCAAGCTTGAGTGACACCGAAAAGCTATGGGAGTCGCTTACAGCCTCATTAAAAGAGGCTGGGGCTACTAACGACCAGGTATTGAATCTTACCGATACGTTGCAAAAAATTGGTCGTATTGGTGGATCGTCGACCGAAGAAATGGCAAACGCCCTACGTCAATTTGGTCAATCCATTGCATCAGGAACCATTCGCGCCGAAGAATTCAACTCTATTCTTGAGCAGATGCCAGAGCTGGCAAGACAAATAGCAACTGGCCTAGGAATATCTATGGGCCAATTACGACAAGAAATGCTTGCCGGAAAACTAACAGCTCAAGATGCGTTGAATGCAATTCAGGACCGCACTGGCGCAGTAAACGAAGAATTCAGCAAACTTCCCCGTACGATGAGCCAGGCTACAGGCAGTCTCGAAACATCGTTCGCTAAGTTGGTCGCATCAATAAACAATGCCACTGGCGCATCTTCAGCAATTGTGAGTGCTATCGATCTGGTGGCAAGGTCGATTGACACCTTGGCATCATCCTCATCAACAGGCGCGGATAAGATTCTGGCAATGGCCAGGGTATTAGCAATTTTCAACCCAACTCTGGCAGAGGCGGTTGAGAACTTCGATAAGTTGAACAAATCAAATGCTGCGATTGATGCAGCAAATGTTTTGGCTGCTGACATGAAGGCTGTAACCAAAGAAACAAACAATGCGGCTGATGCCACAAAGCACTTCACAATTGCCGCCGGACAATCATCAGGTGCGCAAAAATCAGCTTCCGCAGCCGCCAAAAAAGCAGCGACGGAGCAGCAAAACGTCGCGCAGAAACTGGCAAACCTGAAACAGCAATCTGAACTGGCTGCCGACTCGACAAATAATCTCAGCCGGGAACAGGCAATCCTCAATGCGCAGCTCTCATTAGGTAAAGGCGCAACGCAAGAGCAGATTGCGCTGGCCGGGAAATATGCGGCTGCAAAATGGGACACCGCCAACGCGCTGAAAGCTCAGGCAGCGGCCGAGAAGTTATTACCGGAATCCAGAGAGAACGCCTCCTATAAGCAGGATGTTCAGGATCTGAATACGGCACTGGCCGCTAAGAAAATCAGCCAGGAACAATACAACGAAACGTCAGAGCGCCTCGAACAAACGCATATGGCCGCGCTTGCCAAGATTCGCGCCGATCAGGCAGTTACGCCTGTGCAGGAGGCTGCGGGTGCCGTTGATCCGGTGCAAGCTCTGGCGAATCAGCACGCTAAACAGATTGCTTTGATCCAGCAGTATGAGCAGCAAGGAGTGTTAACGCATCAGAACGCGCTGGCGCAACGAAACGCAGCAGACACGCTGTATGAGCAGCAACGAATTAACGCTCAGTGGGAAATCTGGAAAAATCAGGACATCAGCAACCAAATGTTGGCGGCATCGTTTGAGTCTCTTGCTGGCAACGCCTCTAATGCTTTCACCGGAATCATCACCGGCAGCATGTCTGCGCAGGAGGCCATGCAGTCGCTTGCCAGCAATGCTCTGAACAGCCTGATCAACGGCTTCGTCCAGATGGGGGTCGAGTGGGTAAAATCAGCCATCACGGGCAGCGCCGCGCAAATCAGTGCGACCGCAGCCACGACATCTGCATCGGTCGCGGGCATCGCAACCACCACTGCCGCCAGCACTGCCTCTGCCGCAACGACCACAACATCATGGCTTCCAGCTGCTGCTGCCGCATCCATCGGTTCGTTTGGTGGCGCTGCGGTCATCGGTATTGGAGCTTTGGTGGCTGGTATGGCGCTGGCCAATGGATTGGCTGGTAAGCGCAAGAATGGCGGTCCGGTATCCGCTGGCAGCATGTACCAGGTGGGTGAGGGCGGCATGCCTGAAATCTACCAGGCATCGAACGGCAGCCAGTACATGATCCCCGGCGATAACGGGTCGGTCATCAGCAACAAGGATATGCAAAGCGGCGGAGGTCAGATGGCGGTGAATATCGTTTTCAATGACTACTCCTCCAGTCAGCACAGCTTTGATGCTCAGGCGTCTCAGGACGGCAATACGCTGACGGTTCAGGCTTTCATTCAGGATATGGACCAGGGCGGACCGATGCGTCAGTCCATCACGCGCAATACCAGCGCCACACCGCGTGCAACGGAGTAATTATGCCAATCCCTTACCCTGACTGGCTTCCATTGGCGCAGAAGTCGAAAACACCGAAGCCCGATACCGGGTTCAGAACCGATCAGCCACAGATCGGCTCGCCGATATTCCAGAAACTGACCGATGACCTGAAAACCGGATTCTCGTTGACGTGGATCTTCACGCTGGCAGAACACCGGGCTTTCATGCAGTGGGTGCGTAGCCCGAACTATCTCGATAATGGTAATCAGTGGTTCACCATGCCTGTTGGTATTGGGTCTGGTGCATACGGTGAGCCGGAGGTGCAGGAGCTGCACTTCACTGCATATCCTACATGGGCGCAAGCTGGCGGCGTGTTTACGTGGACCGGCGATGTTGTCACCCGGAAGCTACTGAACTCCGATGATGACTACGACGACATAGTCATTGAGCTGCCACCACCATGGGCAAGCTGGCTGGACATCATCGTGACTGGCTACCCGGATGATCGCGATCCAGAATCAATCCCGAGGGTTCCCTGATGCCTACGTTGCGAGAATATCAAAGTCAGCGCCCGAACAGGGTGCTGTACGAAACCATCACCTTCAGCAATGACGTTTTCGGGGGAATACCTCTGGTGGCAAACCAGATTTTCCCCAAGACGTTCGCTGGCCTGGAATATCAGCCTTGCAGAATGGAAGTGGTCGAAAGCCAGCAAAGTAACACGCCGGTGATCGGCGCGTCTGTTAAGTTCGGGCGCCTGGCGATGGATTTCAAGCAGGCACTGAAGCAATGGAAAGCTTTCGCCCGCATTACGCCGATCGCCGTGACATATCAGCGTTTTGATTCGGCGGATACGAACACTCCGCTTAAGCCGTGGACGCTGTACGCAAATGATACTTCTATGGACCAGAACGACGTCACTTGCGAGCTCACGCTGAAAAATCCACTCAACAACAACGTCAGCCCTCTCTATACACCAGAGTTATTCCCGGGCCTCAAAAATGCATAAACAGGAATTTATCGACAGGGTTATTGGCCTGCCGTGGGCTAACCGCGCCTGCACGTTCGATTCCCTGGATTGCTGGGGCCTGGTTGTCCTGTACTACCGGCATGTCTTTGGCGTTGAGTTGCATCATTCCCCGGATTACGAAGCCGGGAATGAGTTCAGGACGTGCTTTGAAGGTGAGGTTGTCTACTGGAGCCGGACTGAGATTTTCCACGAAGACGGGATATTCGTTGCCTGGTACGGACAGCAGCCGGTTCATGTCGGTTTAATAATCAACGGCATGGCATTTCACAGCCGCTGCGAAGGTGGCCATGTTCGGGCTGATCCGGTCAGAACCATCCAAAGACTTTACACAAAGGTTGAGTTTTATTCCTATGCCAACAATCGAAATTCAGCGAGTGCCGGGATTACCGAAGGAGAGGGTAATTGCACCGGCCGGGGCGGTGTTCTGCGAGTGGCTTGATACCCAGAACCTGCATGCAGACTTGCGCATTAACCTTAATGGACGTGAGTTAACCGATAACGACGATGTCGGGTTTGTGCTGAAAGAGTCAGACCGGATTGCTATCTTCGATCAGCCGAAAGGCGGCGGGTTTATGAAGGGCAGTGCCCTCATCCTTGGCATGTTCACTTATAAGCAGGACATCAAGTTTATCGGCAAGGTCATGTCGAAACTTGTTGCTCAGCCGAATGCCTCTGGCGCCGGTAATTCGAAAACCTCCCCGAATAACAGCCTCAAGGGACAGACCAACATTGCCCGTAACGGGGAAGCAAGACCGGATAACTTTGGTCTGGTTCGCGCATTCCCGGATCTGATTCAGGAGTCGCTTTTCCAGTATACCGATAACCTGAAATACGTCACTGAGTTGATGGACTTTGGCCTGGGTAAATACGACGTATCGTCGATCCGCTATTCAGAATCGAATCTCGGAGCCATGGCTGGCTCGTCATATACCATTTATCAGCCAGGCCAGGTCATCCCGCTCATTACAGAGGGCTATCAGTTCGATGACGTCGACGGGCAGGAGGTTCCCGGGCGCAACGAGTCGGACGATTTCCCGATAGAAACAGCAACGGCCAATACCGTCATCAGCGGGCAGTATGCAGGCGGCCAGATTGCGATGAAGATAGTCAAGCAAGACGATTTTGACTACTTCATGGACCTGACCCTTCCACACCCTGTGACGTTCACAATCAACGTTACATATCCGGTGCCTGGTGGCTCAACCACCGAAGATATTGACGTGTCGGGAGACCTGATTGCTGTATCGACAACCAACGACGGTTCCATCATCAATCCTGTAATTTATTACAATTTCACATTCAATGACCTGACGGGGCCGGATGGTGTAGACGTCTCTACGGCAACAATCAATACGACCAAATTCATCCTGAATGATAATGGGGCCCTGATTGTCGGCCCGGTGTTTTCGCCGGTGGATTCGACAGAGCTCTGGATCCACACTCAGTCCGCTCTGGGTGGCAAAAAGCAGACAAACTGGACCGTAACGCTCTGGAAGGTAGATGCCGAAAACAATATGGTGCCAGGCACCCAACAGGTTTTCACCTACAAGCAGACAACGCCAAATAAAAGTTCAAGTGAGACGTTCTACCGAACCGACAAAATAACGCCTGCCGGTGGATACGGGCGGTATGCCATCTCATTCCAGAGAACCGATAACAGCTCCGATGTGAGCCGTCTGAAGGTTGAAGCCATCCATGCCGTAAATAAGCGCACTAATGTCACCTACCAGGACGATACCATCGTTGAGGTTACTGTCAGGTCGACAAAGGAGGCAACAAGCGGTAGGGAGCGTAAATATAACGCGCTGCTGGGCAGGCATGTGATCAGCTACAACATTGCCACGCAAATGGTCGATTATTCATTACGATATTCACGAAAGTTCGCTGATATTGCCCTGTATAACTGGCTTGTTCGTGGCAAGCAGCCAGAAGACACCATCGACATTTACGGTCTGTATCAGATTCAGGCTGAAATCGACGCTATCGACCCGCGACTGGGATATTTCGATTACACCTTCGATGATGAGGATGTTGCCCTTGGTGCCTGTATGCAGATGATTTGTGATGCTGCCAGCGTGAGTATTTTCTGGGACGCAGGGGTGCTGTCGTTCACCAGAGACAAGAAACAAGCCACGCCAGTAACCGTCTTTAACCGCAGCAACACTGTCGATACGGGCTACTCAATCAGCTACGACATGACGTTGCCGGGTGGGTTTGACGGAGTCGAACTGCAGTATCGAAACCCGACAACGAATAAACAGGATTTCATTCGCTACCGAATCGCAAATGGAGCCATCACCTCCGGCGCGCCGACGAAGGCGAAGAAGTTCGAAATGATGTACATCCGCGATACGTTCCAGGCGAATGAAAGGGCGCTTAGGGAGTGCAGGAGACTCATCTATTCACGAATGACAATGTCCATTACGGCGCTGGCAGACGGGGAGTGGGTGAACGTTGGGCAAATGGTGCAGGTGCCGGATACATACGACACGAACCAGCAGGCCGGGTACATCACCGCGCGCAACGGGAATAACTTCGATACCAGCGAGCGGATTAATTTTTTCGGCAGCATGTTTGTGGTCGTGACCGATTCGCTCGGAAATCCAACGGCTCGCTATCCGGCGACCCAACGCAGCGACACTGCATTTGGGTTCACAGCTGCCGTTCCTAACATCAACCTGAACATATATGACGGCTTCGACGTGCAATCCCCGTCACGATATGTCATCGCAACCTCAACGGAACTGGATGCAACGCAATGGACTATCACTGCCAAGCAGCCAAATGGTGACGGAACTACCGCACTGACGCTGGAAGAATACAGCGACATGATTTACCTCTAACTAAACCCTCACCTCAACTCCTGACCCGGCCAATGTGCCGGGTTTTTTTATGGAAAAATTATGGCTACCACTCCAAGTCAGACACCTGTCGCATCTGAATTACCTCAAGACCTGAAATTTAACGCCGGGAAAATTGATGAGTTCGTTACTTCGCTCGCTCTACAGTACATTGACCGTTTTGGCGGCGCGCATTACACCATCGAGGGCCTGAAGCAGCTGGTACTCCAACAAATATATAACCTCGGCTGGAACCCAGTAGGCACATTCCAGGACGGCGCAACGGTAACTGCAGCTGGCGACATTCTTAAGGATGAATCAACAGGTATCTGGTATCGCTGGGATGACCTGACGACCCTGCCAAAAACAGTTCCAGTTGATTCTACTCCTGATTCAACTGGCGGTATTGGCGATGGTAAGTGGCTTGCTGTAGATGTAAGTGATGTTTTAAGGAAAGAACTTGCCACATCTTCTGGCGCTGAAATGATCGGAAAAGAAGGTGGCGGAACCGTTCAGGACTTCATTGATGAAACAGAAACATACACCAATAGAGTGCCGTCAAAGGATGTATCAGATTACTTTGTTGCGGCGTTTTTTAACAACAATACTCCTGACCGAAAAATTACTTTGTTCAAAAGTTACAATGCGACGTGGTTTGAAGGTATTAACTCCACTTACATGCAGTCTGATAAGAACTATTTTTTGTCATCTTCTTCAGCTGCACTATCTGATACTACTGCTGTCAGAGGCGATCCAGATATCACTTACTTCAATGGTAAGTGGCATATGTGCATTACGGGTGGGCACCCTAATCCACCAATAGGAAATCCTCGAGATCTTATTGTTCATGTCAGCGAAGACATGATTAACTGGACTCCTCGAGAAGTTAAAATGGGCCCGACACTTTTGTATGGGCAATCAGCTGTACAGTTCGGCGGTACGTTAACGAGCATTAACCAGATTTGGGCTCCGGCAATGCTTGTGGATGCGAACGGTGATGTTTGGCTCGTTGCCACAGTTGGCATTAAACCAAATGCGCCGGACATATATGGTGTTTCTGTAACATGGGCTGCAGCGGTAGGTTGTAAGTGTAACGATCTGGAAAATTTAACTTTTGACCCTCCACAATTGCTGCTTCAGGACATCAGTATTCAACGCCTTGACCCGCAACTCCACCAGGATTTGCAGGGTCGCTACATGATTGCTATCAAAAATGAATACAACAAACATATTGAAATTTGGCGTTCAAATACCGTGGTTGGTGGGTATGTGCAAATTGCGGATCTTGACTATGGTGGTATTGATGTAGAAGGTCCATGCCTTACATATTCCAAACGCTCTCAACAATGGTATTGCTATGCCGATGCGTTTAATACGCTAGGTGAATATTATTATGTTACTACCAAGGACTTCGTGACATGGAGTTCATCATCCCCAGTTCGCAGCACTGAAGGAATCAGGCATGGGACAATACTTAATTTGGCTATGCTACCTGAGGGGCAACAGGCTGCTGGCTCATTTGCCAGGGCTGCAACAATACTCGGTCAGATGACCCCTCAAAGTCCATTAACAAGTAACAGAGGGCAATTTACCACGACAGGAACATCAAATCTGGTTCCTGAGAATGGTATGGTTTATCGGGTCCTTGGGAGCGCTACGCGCCGTTTCTTCGTTGATGAGGTCGGTACGGAAAGTTATTTCTACCTTGCCGTTACATCCGATTCGCCAGCTGCTGGCATTGTGATTAGTGGTGCGAACCTGATTGGCGGCATTCACTATGTTGGGTTCGGAGTAAATAACAACAAATTAATCAAGGTTTCATATGACAAGAGAAACAGGGTTTACTTTATTGAAGGGGGCCATGAAGATCCGCCTTCAACGAATGCTGTTTCAATAAACACTGTTGGGAATGGCTGGCCGAACGTCGCAAACACATGGACACCACAGCATGGCCTGACGTATACAATAGCTTCAGCGTCTGACAATACCGTCATAACTGGGATTGCTCAGCCTTCAAGAGACGGAATGTACTTTCATGTGCTTATAACCAATGACACGGCAGGACAAATTACGTTCAAAGCTGGTGGCTCAGGGTTAGCTGTTGGGGGAGCTGATAAAGTATTCACTGGTACTGCTAACGGTAACAGGGTCATAACTGTTAAGAAAGTAGCTGGCGCCTGGCGCATTCTTTTGTAAAGATAAAGCCCCGAAAGGGGCTTTTGTTAGTTTAGTATTTTTCTTGCAAGTTTTATTCCTGGCTTTTCAATCAGACGATGAAGTGCGTATGACGTGGCAATTGTTAAAATTAATATGCCAGTAACTTTCATTGCCGAATTTTCGGGGTTCCATTCTTTTGGATAGAATGTGATATATGTTTTTATTACCATCCAGTGACATAAGTACATTGCGTAGGATATGTCACCAAGGAATGAGAGAGCCTTTACTTCCTTGGCGTGACTGAAATCTATAAGGAGGACAAATAGGAATGCAGATAAGGCTAAAAAGAATTTTTGTGTCTCACTTATGCTAAATGACATGATTAACATTATGCATAATGCAAACCCACATATAGAAACCACCTTGAGAGTTTTAGAATCAACTCTTACATGCACTTTCTTCATCAGCATGGATATAATAATCCCAACGGCAAATTCAAGGTAAATAGGGCAACCAAGAACTCGTATTAATCCAAATGCAGGTGTGTGATGAGGTGGGTTGGCAGTGGAATAACTGCTTAATGAGATAGTCCCGTTAAAGTACATTTGCAAAAAGGCAGGAATAGCAACAAGGAATGCGATGCATATGAACCCTCTATATTTGTGGCTGATTAAACATGCTGCCATAAACAATAGATAAAAAATGACCTCAAATGTCAAGGTCCATGCAGGGCCAATCATGTTAAATCCAAATCCAGGAGCACCAACATTGTAATCGTTATGAATGAAAAACAGCGCCTTTACAACCTCATAAAATGGTTCTGCTCCGTAGTTTAGAATCGATGTCAACAGCCATACAGCAAAGAAGAGGGGATATATTCTTAAGACCCGCTTAGTGAAGTATACTCTCCCTTTAGCCTCTTCCGGCTTGCTTGTAGCGTAATAAATAATGAATCCGCTAATGATAAAGAATATATCGACACCGATTCCACCATTAGCGAACAACCCACGAAACTCTATTGGCATGAGCGATTTGATATGGAGGAATACGACAAGTAAGCATGCAATCCCTCGCAAATATTGAATAGAATGTATTTTTCCCACTTTGTATACCATTTTTATTTAATGAATATCATGAGGCATGACGAAGTTGTCGGTATGCCTATGGTTCCAGCAATTCGTGCTGACGCAAAAGAGCACAAAGGCTGCACGACGACCTATCGTGGATAGGACGGTAGACATTTATAAAATCCAGAATCAAAATAAAACGCCATTGAAACTATCTGGTTTTTAGGTAACTGTATCATCGCCATCTAATGTTCATTCCGATTTGAAAATTGACCTAATACGCTTGAAATCCATTTGAACCCAAATGACGATCATCAGTACTTCTGCAATCTTAAGTACCGTGTCGTCCTGTCTATACCCGGAAATCAATCCTATCAGGGAAAACAGAGCTGCTAGCCTGACCAAAAAATTAGTGAACGATTTAGCCATTTATCAATACCCTGTCGTTTGCAATCCCAAAGTCTATCATTTTCTGCTTGATCGAAACCACTCCTCAGTAATACTGTATATACATACAGCTAATGATTGAGGTGCATCATGGGATTTCCATCTCCAGCCACGGACTACATCGAGCAACGCGTATCACTGGACGAGGTATGCTGCACGCAAAAAGCGTCTACATACCTGTTCCGCACCGACTTCACGTCATGGCGCGAAGGCATCAAGAAAGAGGCGCTTGTCATTGTTGATTACTCTTTGCTCCCAGTCGACGGATCTCTTGTTGTGTGTGTGGTAGACGGTATTTTCAGAACGAAGCGTTACCGCACACACCCTCGGCCCGTACTTGAAGACCTCGACTATCCCGATCGTAAAACCATCCTCCCAGATGACGATGAATTTACATCTGATATTTCCATACGTGGCGTGGTGACGTTCGTCCTTAACGATGCCCGCAGCGGTGAATTTGATGACTGTCCGGTGATGTGATGTTTGCGCTCGTTGATGTTAATTCATTCTATGCCAGCTGCGAGACGGCATGGAGGCCGGAGCTGCTAGGTAAGCCAGTAGTAGTGCTGAGCAATAACGACGGCTGCGTGATCGCTCGGTCGGCGGAGGCAAAAAAATTTGTGAAGATGGGCGATCCATACTTCAAAATGCAGGAACTTATCCGCACGCATGGCATCACCTGCTTCAGCAGTAATTATGAGCTCTACGGAGACATGAGCTGGCGCGTAATGACGACGCTGGAAGAAATGAGCCCTCGCGTTGAGATTTACTCCATCGATGAGGCCTTTTGTGACCTGACCGGCGTGCGTAATTGTAGAAACCTTGAAGAATTCGGGCACGAGCTAAAGGATGCCGTATTTCAACGAACGCTGTTACGTGTTGGGGTCGGTATCGCGCCGACGAAGACGCTGTCAAAGCTGGCGAACCACGCCGCGAAGCAGTGGACAAAGACAAATGGCGTAGTGGATTTATCGAATGTTGATCGGCAGCGCAAGCTTATGGCGCTCATGCCTGTGTCCGAGATTTGGGGTGTTGGTCGGCGGATCGGAAAGAAACTCGAGTCTATGGGGATCAAGACCGTACTCCAGCTCGCCGACACGGATATTCGCTTTGTCCGCAAGCACTTCAACGTAGTGCTCGAGCGCACCGTTCGCGAACTGCGCGGCGAACCATGCCTGGCGATTAAAGAGTTCCAACCGGTGAAGCAGGAGATTGTCTGCTCCCGCTCTTTCGGAGAGCGCATCACCGATTACGAGTCAATGCGGCAGGCCATCTGCAGCTATGCGACGCGAGGTGCGGAGAAACTCCGTGGTGAGCATCAGTATTGCCGGTATGTAAGCGCGTTCGTTAAAACCTCTCCGTTTGCGCTGAATGAGCCGTATTACGGGAACAGCGCGGCGACAAAACTCATTACACCCACGCAGGACACGCGCGACATCATAGCTGCCGCGACCCGGTGTCTGGACCGAATATGGCAGGACGGACACAGATACCAGAAAGCGGGGATAATGCTGGGCAACTTCTTTAGTCAGGGCGTGGCGCAGCTCAACCTGTTTGACGAATGCGCACCACGTGCGAACAGCGACGAGTTAATGCACCTGATGGACAATCTGAACAAGAAGGGCGGGAAGGGAACCCTTTACTTCGCTGGCCAGGGCATTCAGCAAAAGTGGCAGATGAAGCGAGACATGCTGTCGCCGCAATACACGACAAAGCTTTCTGATATTCCCATCGTCTGGGCTAACTGACAGGTTCGATTAATTCAGGGCCCTGATTCTTCACATTCCCCACAGCGCGCGATACGGCATGCCAGGTAAACGCACCCGCTGGCACCGTCCCATCGGCGACTATTTCCTCAGTTTCTTTCCCTCCAATATCCTGACTCATCCAGGCGCGCGCGGCTTCTGGTGTAAGAACCAGCGGCCGCCGGTCATGAATATCAACCAGCCCTTTATCAGCCGCAGCTGTCACAATCAGAAAGCCCTCCGCTTCATCGCCACGCTCAAACGGTATGCTTCCTATCGCCGCCATGAATATAGGTTTACCGTCAGCCCTGTGAATGAAGTAGGGCTGCTTCTTATCGCCTTCCTTCTTCCATTCAAACCAACCGTCAGCAAAGCAGATCGCCCGGCCATGTTGCCAGAGAGGCTTAAACATCCGACTGGTGGCCGCAGTCTCAACCTGGGCATTAATCAGAGGTGGTTTATCCCACCACCCTGGCGCGTAACCCCAATGAACAGCATCGAGGTGTAATTGTTCGTCGCGTTCGCTCACCAGAAGCACTTTGGTGCCGGGGGCGACGTTGAAGCGTCCGATCGGTTCGGGGTCATAGGGAATGTCGCGCTCTGCATCTTCAGCCAGGTAGGCAAGGTAATCTTCGCGTGTCATGGATTGAGAGAAACGTCCACACAT